ATGACAGAAAAACTTCCAAAACCAACTGGCACTCCTGATCAAATAAGAATTAGGCGCATAACAAGTGTTGGGGCAATGCGCCCAGAACAACCAGCTATGAACCAACCTATACAAAAAACAGTGCCAGGTAACGACTCCGCTGATACCCCTACTTGAGGTAAACTGGTTATATGGCAACACAGGCAGATATTGAAATTATTGCAAGGACCTATCTCAGGGATTTCCCTAAGTTCTTTCAAACATCTTTTGATGTTGTTGGGCGTACCTACGAATTAGACCATATTAACATTGACTCTGAATCTTTATGGGTAGCTGTTTACGCATCTGGAGCTGGTTCTGCTTCTGTACTATCAGCTTCTCAATATATTATTGATGAACGTAATGGTATTTTAAGATTAACTGGAACCTATTCAAGTAGCACTAAAGTTATGGTTGAGGGTTATTACTATGAATGGGTTACCCCTACTGACCTGGCTTTTTACTCTAAAAGAGCATTAGATAAGCACTTGCATACACTTCATCTTCCTGTTGAACAACTTTCAGATGTAGTTATTGACGCAATTGGTATTTCAGCTATTTGTGAAGCTCTATGGGCTCTAATGACTGAGTACAGCCGAGACATTGATGTAATTACATCTGAGTCTGTGCATATCCCAGCAAGCCAACGTTTTCGTATGGTTCAATCATTACTATCCCAATGGGAAGCTGAATACAGACGTCACGCTACAGCACTTAATATTGGCTTTGACAGGCTTGAAGTAATGAGCCTTCGTCGCACTTCAAGAACTACCAACAGACTTGTGCCCCTTTACAAAGCTAAAGAACTTGGAGATTTCTCACCCTTGGAACGTCAATGGCCAGAAATTGATGAAGGTATTGTTAGCCCAGAAACTAAGGGAGACAGCCTACGTGAAGACGTGTACATAGAAACTAACCCACCATCGGGTACTACTACGAATTCATTTTACTAATGAACCTTCATACTGAGCTTTCCTTAATTAACAAGCACTTTAATAAAAGGCACAAAGAAGCCGGTTCAGAGTACCTAGTTTGGTATGAGTTTATACCTCTAGGAACTAGCGCCAGTGCTACCAGTATTTATGATGATGTTTACGATGAATCACCAAATGGTACAGGTGGTCGTAAATACAAACCAGGGGTAGTGTTACCAGCATTACTTGCTTCAGAAACTGAAGACCAAAGAAGGTCTATTCCTGAAGGTCGATTAACTTTAGAAACAATGAACTTGTTTGTTCCCGTTAATGCAATGCGCAATGCAGGAATTGAAACAGTTTGGGAATATCGAAACCATCTTAATGACATATTTTTATATGATGGTAGGTTTTTCTCAGTGTTTGATTATGCAGTTAGAGGACGTGTAAAGGGTGAAGTATTTGTGCTCATTCAGGGTCAAGAACTCTATGTTGACCAGGAGTTTGTGAACGACAATAACTTCCCTGAACTGTCTTCTAATAACCTTCCATGGCCTGCATCATTACCTAAAATAGGCTAAAATTGTTCTAGCTACAACGTGCGTTGTAGCATTCAACGCCTAGAACTGTGAGAGGTCCATATGATTGGACAAACTACATACCCTGTGTCTCTTACTAGTTCTTCAACAAAAGGTGTTATCCCTTACGCAATGGCTAACACCATGAAAACCCTAAAAAGTGTTGAAAAAGCTATAAACAAAGCTGTTAAAAAGTACCAGACTAAGCTTAGAAAAGATGCCGCTAGCTCATGGGGAGAAGAAGTAGCTAATACCATAGAGGTTAGCTTTAACTCTAGTTCTATGACTTTAACCATTAAATCTGACCATCCAGATGCTGAAATCTTAGAAACTGGGGATTCTGAATTACCTCCAAAACCTGTTTTGCGCTCAGCAGCTGTAAAAGCCCAGGCTGAACTTGTTCCTTTTATTAAAGAACAATTTCAAAAAATAGGTATTAAATAATGGCTAATAAAGGATTCTTACTTGCAGAAGATGCTGCTGTTAAAAACAGGTTTAGCAATTTGACTGTATCTGATGATAGAAACCAAGAACGTACGGTTCAAGTGTTTTTTAGGTATCCTGAAGGGGAAACTGAAAAAGCATACCCTTTTATTACCATAGAAATGGTAAACCTAAGTCACGATACCCGCAGACAGTTGTCTGAAACTAGTTATTATTACAGTAATACTGTGTCTGCTTCAAATGGTAGTTCGTACATAAACTACTACCCATCTGAAATGACCTCTTCTGAGCTAGCTACTTTAAATATTGCTAATCACGCTCTTAAGGTACATTCGTTTATTCCGGTAAACTTAATGTACCAAGTAACCACCTATACTAGAACAGCCCTACATGACAGGCAGTTATCTAGTAAAATATTAAGAAGAGTTGTACCGTTCAGAACGGGGTTTATTGAAATCCCAGAAGATGGCACAATTCGTCGGTTTGATCTTCAATCTTGGTCTACATCAGACCTTTTAGATAGAGAAGCAGGATACCGAAAACGTATCTTTAGAAAAGTGTTTACAATACAAATGAATGCTGAAATAGCTGATACAGACTTTAGCTCTGTACCACTAGCTCTCAGTCTTGTTGGAGAATTTAATACAACCACTAATAGTAATTTCCCTACAGCAACCAATCTTTCAGAGGAGTTTTAAATGCCCACTTACCAAAATCCTGGTGTGTATGTGTCAGAAGCGGCTTTTGTATCAAAGCCCAAAAATTCAAGTACATCAAGATCTACTGCAGCTTTTTTTGGAGAAGCTTTACGTGGACCGTCAACTGCAACCTTGGTAACTTCTTGGTCTGATTACCGTACTCTTTACGGTGAACTTTCACAAACATCAGACCTTGGTTTTGCCCTTTACCATTACTTTTCAAATGGTGGTAAGGATGCTTATGTTGTTCGTGTCACTTCAAGCAGTGCAGCTGCCGCTTCTATTACTGTTCCATATTACCCAAATGGTTCAGGTTCAGCTTCTGCTGTATTGTTTACTGCTAATGCAATAAGCAAGGGCACTTGGGGTAACGATTTGACTGTGGAGTTTACAGCAGGATCTACTGTAGCTTCTGCTTCAGTAATACCAACTTTTAACTTAATTGTTAAATTATCTGGAGTTGAAGTAGAACGTTGGAATGATCTTTCTTCAGAAATTGCATCTAACCGTTATTTAGTTACTATTTTAAACACTTATTCAAGTTACATAAGTGGCGTAGTTATTGGTGGAGCTGTGGCTGCTGAAACAGCAGACTCTGCATGGGTTTTTAAGTCAACAGCTACAGCATTTACACAAGGTGTTGCCGGTTCAGCAACACAGGATTCTGACTACACAACAGCGTTATCACAACTTGATAGCGTTGAAGGTGTTTTGCTTTTGAATGCTGTTAATAAGACTGGTACATCTCTTATTAACGCTTTTATTGCTAAAGCAGAATCACGTGGTAATTCATTTGTGATCATTGATCCTGATATGGTTGAAACTAACGTAACAACAATTGGAGGAACAATTGTTGGTAACTATACTGCGTCAAACTACGCTGCCGTTTATTACCCAGCACTTCTAATGGTTGATCCTTCAAAGACTGGTCCAGGAGCTATACGCACAACTGCCCCTGGTGGAGCAATTGCCGGAGCGTATGTTCGTACAGAAACTGAACGTAATGTTGCTAAAACTCCTGCCGGTATCAATGTTGGTGTCAGAAATGCAATTGGACTAGCTTCAACATTTACTGAATCACAAACAGGTAATTTGTATGGAAGCTACAACGTTAATACTCTAAAGTCAATACCCGGTGGTGGAATTGTTATTAACGGTGGACGTACTCTAGATAAGGCTCCTCCCGGAAAGTACATCTCTGCTCGCAGAACATTGAACTACTTGAAGCAGACTTTAAAAGATTCCACTAGCTATGCGGTGTTTGAACCAAATGATGAAAGATTATGGACTCAACTCACAATGGGTGTTTCTGCTATTCTTGCAGAATTTTGGACTCAGGGTGGACTTAAAGGAGCAACCACTAGCGAGGCTTTTTATGTAGTATGTAACTCAACAAACAATACGTCAGTA